CACAGAGCCTGTAACCACAGAACCGGAGCCAGAAGAGGGAACCCCCACAGAAACCACGGAAGGTGAAAGAGCATTTAAGCCCCTACTGACTGAAAAGGGCAAGCCTGAAACACAGGTGGTTATCAAGGCTTTGAAAGGGGTAACTCTTGGAACTGCTACACCTAAAGTGAGGCTAAATCCCCTAAAGCCCCAGGAACTAAAGACAATAAACCAATTACGAGCCAGGGGTTATATTGAGGAGCAAAAGAAAGAAGCAGATGGCTCCCAAAGTTTTACCCTGACTACTGAAGGTATGAACGCTGCATTGCAGATCCGGGAGAATGAGGAGCTGGCAGATGAGGGATTGTCAATGGAGCAATACACTCCCAAGAGAGGTAAGAAGACTCCTACTATGCCAGGAGGTATGGTAAGGTTTAGTGAAGTAGAGTTTGAAGGTGGCCCATCATGGAGTACAGGTCATTTCTTAATGAAGGGGGAGCCTCCTGGCAATACACCTAAATCTCACTCAAACAAGAAGGTTTTTACTCCAATAATCGAAGCAGCCCCCAAGATGACAAAGGCCAACCCTTCGGTTGACCCAATTGGATGGACTAGAGTTGTGGATCCCGAAGAGACCATCCGAGTACATTTTGCTCCAGAGTTAGTTGATTTGAGCCGTTATAAAGTACAAAAGGCTTCCATAACTATAAATGCTGATTATTATGACCTATTCAAGAAGAGCTGGCCTGATGCAAAATTTGTGTTGAACAAGGAAAGTCCAACTAAACCCATAAGTGTATATAGTGGAGATGAGTTTGTAGGTATTATCATGCCTATGAGGAACGAAATGGATCACATGGGTGGGGAATTAAAGCCAGCCATCCTAAAATTATACCCCCAGCCAACCGAGGTGAAACCGAAGGTTAAACCAAAGGTCAAGCCAAAGGCTGAGCCAAAGGCTGAGCCAAAGAAGGTTAAGCCGAAGGTGGAAGCTCCAACAGTTGAAATGGCAGAGCCCAAAACAATTTCGTCTGCCCCCCAAAGCAGGGAGGAATATGAAAAACTTGCTGGTGGTAGGGTATCACCTACAGATTTGGATAAAATGTTTGAGCCTGATGTATGGGAAGGGCTTGAAGAGGGTAAACCAACTAGAATAACTGTTTTCCATGGGGCCGGTAAAAGGACTCAGTATGCAGAAGGAGTGGAAGGTGCAGCTTTAGGCCCAGGTAGGTACTCTGCATTGAAGGAAAGTGATGCTAAGGAATTTGGAGACGTGACACCACTAACCGTTGAATTGAAAAACCCTGTTGTGTTGGAGGCAGACGAGGACTTGGCTAAATGGTTTGATGGGCCTATACCGTCAGAGAATGCGGAACGGATCCCATTGCTGAAGCTGACAAGACAATTAATGGTACGAGAAGGGCATGATGGTGTAATAATTAACGTGCCGATGATAGCGGATGCTGATGCTGCCGGAAGACCTGCTAAGAGGCTGCGTGAAATATTTGACGTGTCCCAGGTTTTAGAATTCAAACAGGAGAAAGCTCCAAAGAAAGTAGGTTCCAAGGAACCGGTGAAGGTAAAGAGTAAGAAGTCAGGACATCCAAGGAAGCACCTACCACCATCCATTAGGGAACATATTTATGTTGAGTTGGCAAACCATTCGGAGTTTGACTCCAGTATGTCAATGGACGAAAAAGTGGGAGTCCTAAAGAATAAAACTCCTTTAGAACTGGAGGGGGCTTTCCGTGAACTGGTAGAGGAGAAGTTTGGGTTTACCTATGTTTCCAGTACAGCCACCATAGACATAACCCTTGACAACATGATGGATGCTTTTGCAAACATTGAGGGGATGGCGGCAGTATTACATATGCCGGTACAATCAATGGGTTTGGACAAGTCCATAGGTCTACGAACAGAACCTCTTGCAAGACCTACAAGGGGTGGAATTACAAATGCCTACTATCAACCTGCCAAGGGTGATGGTGACAGGTGGATTTCTATACATGGCAGGAACCCCAGGTTTGCCCATGAGTGGATGCACGCCCTGGACTTCCATATTATGCAAACACTAGGTGAGGGATGGAATTCTGGTATGAGTGGAAGGCTCAGGGGTGACAAGCAGGTAGATCCTGATACCGGGAAGGTTTTTGAGATGTGGGCCGAAGGAGACACAGCCGAGAAGATGAGTATAGCTTTCGGCAATTTAATTAATAAAGTCTTTTTCGAAGAGGCTTCACTTGCTGCACAAGTATTAGCAATGCAAACCCAGCTTTCTGCCACAACAGGCGTTAAGAAAAGGGCAGACCTGGAAGAGCAGATTGAAAGACTGGCTATGGGTATGTCCCGGAAGCGGATTGACAAATCTAAGTATTTCACCGATTCATTTTCCTTGGATGACCCTTACCTTACTATGCCAACCGAACTACTTGCCAGGGCTTTTGAAGGGTATATTGCAAATAGGATGGAGGTAATGCAAGAGACCTTCCAATACCAGGAAGACTCTGGGGGGCAGCTTCTCTTACCTGGAACAGAATATGTATCGAGTCCAGACTGGTACTACAGCCAAAGAGCAGAGCAAAACAGGGAAGTTACCGAATACATGGAGCTGGTGTATCCGAAGGAAGGAGAAAGGACTTCGATCTTTGAAGCATTTGATATGCTTTTTGATACCCTAACGAAAGAGATCTTCACCAAAAAGTCTGCAGAGGCCACCCCTAACAGGGTGTTCACTATAAATAGGGGGAACCCTGAGCTGGAGGTTGCCGAGAGACATCTGTTCCCCTTCCCTTCACAGGAAGCTAGAAAGGAGGCAGACAGGCAACAGAGGGGGGCAAAGAGAGATCACCAGAGATTACTAGATGCTGCAAAAGAGAGGGATCCTCATAAGGATAAGAGTAGAATAGAAAGGGGTTGGATTAAAACTGAAGACTCACTTACTAATGTTGCACTTGCCTCCAAGACTGGCATTTTGCTTAACCTTCGGAGAAGGTTCGAAAAAGATCACCCGGAAGCGGCTGATGCCCTTAATGAGAGGATGAGGAGGCTTATAGATGACCCAGGAGCAAAGCATCTCTTGAAAGTAAAAGCAGGGGATGGTTTTGTCGGAAACTATACTGAGGTGGTTAAGTCAAAGATCCGGGAACTGTTGGATGAGTTTGCTAGGATAGTGAAGGCTGCTGATGCAAATAACTTCACCGATGAGCAGCATCTCGATCTGCGGTTGCTGATGACCTCTGACCCTGCCACCTTGAAGGAAGCGGAGAAGGGCAAGATTGACCCGAAGGTAACTAAACTTGCAGGGGTTCTTAGAACCCACCTGACTAGATTATTCCAATATGGAAAGGACTATGCTGGAATAACCTTCCGGGAAGAAAATGCATACCTCCCCCGGATCCTTGACCTGGTACTCCTTGATGTTAAGTCAGATCAGTTTAAGAAACAATCAGAGGCAATGTTTAAGGAGGTACTTTGGAAGACGGAAGTTGGGGAATTAAACCTTGGCAACCTGGAGATGAGTGCTGGAGACGAGGCAACATTTATGAGTACATTGGATACTCTTATTAAAATAGCAAAGGTAGCCTCATTGCCAAGAATGCAATTCCAAAGGAGAGGTGGGGAGGATCTCGGAGTAGACAGAAGCAACGCAATAGATGACTACCTGGATTTCTACAAAAAGCTGAAGCCCCTAGCTAAGAGATATACGAAAGCATTGAAAGATAGGGAAGAAAACACCGACCCAACTTTAGGAGATTTATCTGCAACCTTGGGTAAGATCCAAGATGAGATAATGGAGTTAATTACTGAGAATGAAGAGTTAATAGTCGAGGGGTATGAAAATGTCGGAGATGGATGGGCTGATGAGGGCTCAAGAGATTGGCTGAGAAGGATTAATCTGCAACAGTCTGACTCCCCAGCCTATGCTTCTCCCTTCTCAAGTGACTTTACCAAGCAGCGTAAGTTTCCAAAGGAAGCAGACACATACATGGTTGAATTCTACAAGCCAGCTCTTGAGTCCATTGCAAGTTATACCCAGGCAGTAATAAAGAAGACCGAGTTTGAGAAGCGTTTCTCAAGCGAACTGATTGAGATAAACCACAAAGGGGTTGACAGGCACGCCACCAAAGGAAGGGATGGTAAGCAAGATGAGGTTCCACGGAACTACCTGGAATGGCTAATAGATGAAAAGATTGCTATTCACCCTAAAATTGGTGCAGATGAGGTTCAGTTAATAAGGGAAGTGGTTGACAATATTCTGGGTAGAGGGACTATGCCCAGTAATAGCGGCTATGCTGTTGTTAATAAAATCCACACATTCACCCTGATGGCCCTTCTCAGCAAAGCTGCATTAACGTCCCTTGCAGAACCTTTATTCCTGGGGGTTAGAACCAGGTCAACTAAGAAGGGGTTGCAGAACCTGGCCCTGACTATGCAGGAGGCGTTTGCATACGCTAATAAGGATGCAGCTCAAAAGGTGCAACTACGCCACCAGTTATCAAATATCTTTGGTATCGTTGATGCTGCAGGAACAGCCGATATTGCATTAAACAGGCTTGGTGGCATGATGGTGGATGATGCGGTACTAAACCGAAGGGTTAGTTTCTTCTTCAAATGGACAGGGCTACAGGGGCTTACTAATGCCCAGAGAAGATCAACCATGGCTATTGGGTTCCAATATTTTAAGGAGATGGCAAGCCAGTACCAGAATCCAATTGGAAAAACGGATAAGGCCAAAGCTCGTAACAAGGCAGAGGCTAGAAGGGAATTTCTTGATTATGGGATCCCGGAAGGTAGGATAGATAAATTCCTTGAGTGGTTTATGCCAATGATGGAAGGCAAGTCCATGCCGGACGTTTCAGATATTGTAAATCTGAGTGGTCAGAAGAGTGAAATGGGAGAGATACTGAGTGTTGCGGTGAATAGAATGGTTAATCGCACGATACAGGATCCTGATATATCTTCATCACCACGGTACTCTGAACATCCATTGGGCAGACTAACATACTCTATAATGAGGTTTTCATACTCTGTCCATAAGAATATTGTAAAAGCTGAGTACCGGAGAATAGTGAGAGCAGGAGAGAGAGACCAGGACACCTCCTTCACAGAGGCAAAGCTAAGGCAGCTTCAAGTTGTATCCCAGCTTACAGGGCCATTGGTCAGCCTTTATGTTGGTCAGCTATTAGTGACAACTGCCAGGGAGTTTATAGGGAACATTGAAAGATGGGAAAAGTGGGATGAGGAAGGAACCCTGGTAGAAAATCTCATGGAGCTTTCATTCTACAGGACAGGTATTTCAGGAGCATTTGATCCAATCTTCCAGATTTGGCGTTCCATGAGGTACAACTTCCATTGGGGTAAACTTGTTTTGGGTGCTACAGCCGGCACAGTAGCAGACGAAGCCTGGAAGATAATGAAACTCTTTACGGACAGAAACTCTGAGAACACAACTACTGCAGAACAAAGGGCTTTGGAGGCAAGTGTTTTCCTTGCTATGTATCCTTTCCTTATTGCTGCGGTGACGAACCCAGCCTTTTTCGGTGGCAAATTCGGAGCCTATGAGCCTTTAGCCAGGGGAGCAGTAGCCTGGGGTGGTTTGTCGCACACTTTTAGGACGTGGATTTCACAGCTAGGTATTGATATGATCTATGGGAATAAACAAGGGGGAGGAACATCAGGAAAGAGAAAGAAAAATACAAGAAGGAAAAAAAGTAATAAAAAACCTTGACACTCCTAGAAATGGGCTTAGAGTAATACTCTAATAGTTTTCTAAACTTTTTTAGAAAATTCTCACCAGACAGGAGTAAATGCGAAGTTCATTAACCATAAAGCAACTTATGAAGCGTTCTGGAGTAACGCTGAGTCAGGTTGCTACCGCATCAGAGACATCCGTTTCTGACGTATCCAAACTACTAAACGATAATTTGAGAGAGAGAATACTAGCTGTCGCTCTCCGTCTTGTCGTTGCTCAAAATAAAGAAGTTCAGGATCATCTAAATCCATTGGAAGGATATGAAGAGACCGAGACGCAAATTTTGCCCTTGCGGAAACAAGATCATAGGGAAAGTCCGGCTGAGGTTCTGTAGCAACGTATGCTACATGGCTCACAAGAGGATTACGGACAAAAAGAATTACGACAAGCATCACCCCAAACTACCCAAGCGTAAATGTGCTTGGTGTGAAAAGTATTTTATTCCACGGTGGGAGGCCCATAAATGCTGCACAAGGACGTGCAGGGATAAAACGTCCTTAAATACATTACGAGAGAAAAACAAACTAAAGCCTGAGTCCAACCTTATAACTTCAAAATGGGCTTCCCACGGTTTTATCTATCAGAATAATGAGTCTAGGATATGTGAAAGTACCGATGTACTAGACAGATCCAGCTCCCAACATGAGGCAGAGATTACAAAATTTGTTAAAACCGGTGGGATTATCAGAACCCTTGCTCCAGTTCCCAACGGAAAGGTTCCAGGAGCTTCACAACAATGCCCAATACTAAATAACTGGAATATTGATGATCTAATGGGCTTTGGGTACAGTAATAGATTTATGGAAGAAATCGACATATTCCAATCCCATGGAGGGTTCGATGTGGAGTGATGTCATTCCTGTACCCAAACCCAGACAGACACGAAGTGATGTCTGGAAGAAGAGACCAATAGTTATGCGGTATCGTCAGTTTGCAGATGACCTCCGGGAGGATTGTAGGAAAAAGGGGTTTGTTCCTAGTGGGTGGCTGGTTATTGTGTTTCACTTGCCAATGCCAAAGAGCTGGAGCAAAAAGAAGAAGGAGGGAATGCTTAACATGAGTCATTGTTCAAAACCTGACTTGGATAATCTCGTAAAAAGCTGCGTGGATGCACTCTTTGCAGGGATACCAGACCGTGATGATGCCTGTGTGCATACGATAAATGCAAGGAAAGTATGGTCTACTTCCGGAGGAATGTTTTTAAGGAATGGTGAAGAATTAGTTGTTGCAATATAAATTGTATAAAAGTTTTAGGGGTACAGAGATTAAACCAGGGGAAGGATCCTCAGCTCCAGTATAGGCTTAAATTCCTTCCAAAGCATGACTGATTAAGCGATAAGGTTGAGTTGTCTACCAATCCAGGGCAGCTTACACCGAAGCTGTCTCTGGCCCTCTTTTTTAGGGAGACAAAAATGGAAGATGAAGAATATGTAGATATGTTGGTTGACAGCCACCACCGTCTAACAAAAGCCGAACTCCATCTCTATGCAAAGATGATGCGGAAGCGGAGAGATGAGGCTGAGAAGGCTGTTGCATTAAGGAAAGAGAATGCCAGGATTAATGCAATCCATGGCAAAACTAAGAAACGTGTTAATCCATTATAGGAGGGATGAATGGCAGTAAAGGTCAAACCGGAGAGTGATCCGGAGATTAGGAAGGGTAAGATAGGAGGTTCGTTTGCTGGTGCTATCAATGGTACAAACCCTTGGATGTTTCCATTCGATGTTTACGAATTGGTACTGGGCCTCAAACCTCCAAAGGATTTATCTGATAATGAGGCTGTTAAGGCAGGGGTCATGTTTGAGGATGGTGTGGGGAAACTGTTTATGGATAAAACAGGAATCAAGATCCGAATGGCTTCCAAGACTATGAATTCAAAAAAGTGGCCTATTGCACAGGCCCACATTGATGCAAAGGTAGTAGGAGAGAAGGTTGGAGTTGAGATAAAAACAACTGCTTCCTGGAATGCATCACATTGGGGGGAAGAGATGACCAGGGACATACCTCCAAATTACCTTGACCAGATTAATCATTATCTCTATGTTACAGGCTGGAATTACTGGTATTGTGTAGTCCTGATTGGAGGGCAAAAATTACAGGTTTATAAGATCGAAAGGGATGAAAAGCAAATAAGTGAATTGATCCAAAAGGAGAAAGACTTCTGGAATAATCATATCCTTAAAAGGATTCCACCAGAGCCGATGTCTGCAGAAGAGGCAATGCTGCAGTTCCCGAAGTCCTCAGACGAGCTGGAGGAAATCAAGGCAACTCCGCTACTGATGAACCTTATTGCAACAGGTCAGGATTTACGGAAGAAGGAATCTGAGATTAAAGCTCTGAAGAGTGAAAATAACAAAGATATAATGAACCACATGAAAAGTGCTGCTGTCCTAGTGGGTGAAGATGGTAGGCGAGTTGCAACATGGATTAGTGGTACAAAGTCCGGGCTGGATCAGAAAGCCCTTAAACTGGCACATCCTGATCTGGTGGAAAAATTCCACCGTGTGTCTGAATTTCGCACATTCAAAATAATCGAAAGGAGAGCATGAGCGAAATAGAAATAGTGACCGGCAAGAAGACCACTCCATTAAGGATAGGGCTTCATGGTGCTGGGGGAAGTGGTAAGTCCACTTTCGGAAAAGAGGGGTTGTTCCTTGATATAGAAGGGGGAATTGACAACATAGATTGTAAGTCCATTAATCTGGTTGGCAAATCCACTAAGGATATTATGGGAGCCCTCCGCTACATATACAAAGAAGCCAATATGATACAAAACGAATTGATAGTGGTTGATTCGTTAGACTGGCTGGAGAAAATCCTTTGGCAGAGTGTCCTTGAAGATGCAGACTGGAACCCAAAAGGCTTTGCCTCAATTGAAGATTTTGGGTGGCAGAAGGGATACATTTTTGCCCTAAAATTCTGGAAGGATATTTTAAATGCACTTGAGGCTATTCGCCAGAAGGGGTTTCATATTCTGCTTATAAGTCATTCACAGATTGTGAGACTGGAAAACCCAAACTTGGATCCTTATGATATGGTTACTCTAAAATTGAATAAGCATATCCGGGGTACAATTCTTGAGTGGTGTGATGTCGTGGGCTATGTTGCTCCAGAGATTTTCACCACCAAAACCGGGGATGCATTTGGTAACACCAAATTCAAACCCACCACTACAGGCCGGAGATTGCTGCACTTGGGGAATAATCCAAGTTATGAAAGCAAAACACGGCTTGCACTACCCGAAAGTCTTCCCCTAAACTGGAAGGATTTCAAATCAGCCGTGGCAGATGCCAGGGCCGAAGGCAATTCTGCCAAACCTAAGCAGTCAAAAACAGTTGAAAAGGAGAGTAAATGAAACTCGAATTTAATGCCGATGAAGTAGAAGTAGTCGATGAAGATTTCTCAGTCCTTGCACCGGGAGAGTACCCTGTGATAGTCGAGGAAAGTGAATTTAGAGACACCAAAGCAGGGGATGGGAAATACCTATTCCTTCAACTTTCGGTGATTGATGGTCAAGGTAAAAACAGGAAGCTGTTTGACCGTCTCAATTTAGATAACCCTAATGCACAGGCAGTTGAAATATCAAAGAAACAACTTGCCTCCTTGTGCAGGGCTATAGGGAAGCAGAAGATCGCAGATTCCAGCGAACTGCATGACATTCCTGTAACCGCCAGGGTTGAGATTAGGAAGGGAACAAACGGTTACGAGGATAGTAACGACATCAAGGGGTACAAAAAATATCATGCTGCCCCTGCCGAATCCATGGATGGAACGGATAAAGATGACCTCCCTTTTTAATATAGATTCCCCCATATTATATGCCCTTGGGATATACCTTTCTGGTGTTCTCAGCGGCATAATCTTCATTGCCCTGTCCGTGATTACCTATTGCGGATGGGGCCATTCTATTATCCTATCAAACGATAAATCATGCCTAAATTTAATAGAGAGGCTTACCTCGCTTGCGATGGGAAAGCCAAAAGTGCTATCAGATCCTTCCTGGACACTAAGGGTGTTTACACCAATGTTTTTGAGGATTATGGGCCAGACATCTCATCACTCCAGTCCCTCAAGGGATCATGGAAGAAAGTGTGGCATGAGGTTGAGATTAAAAGTGCTTGGAAACATGAGTGGCCTACACATTGGAGATCCATTCATATTCCATACAGGAAGAAAAAATATCTGGATGAGGGGAGGAGAGTTATGTTTTGGGTTCTTAACAACCCCTGTTCTAGAGCCGTTTTCATTCATGGGGATCACTTGGGTGAAGAATATAAAGAGGTTATCCCAAACACTCGTTACCCTAAAGGAGAGTATTTTTACGACATCCCTATTCATTTAACCAAAGTTATTGACCTGACATAATAATGATGAAAGTTTCTTATTTCTATGGTGTGGAAGAAAAGAAACCTGTTTACAAAGAAATTGACGATGTATTTCAGGAGATCACCAACGGAACCCACAAAGATATAATAACAGTTTGCCGGAAAGAGCTGGCAAATGGTGATAAGAAAAAGTACGATTCCTTCAAGAAAAGGCTTCCTGCGTACACAATATCCTGCCGTACTGAGACCAGGAAAGCAGATTCCTTGGTTGAGTATAGTGGGCTGATGCAGGGAGACATTGACAAACTGGACAGTCTCCTGTTTGAAGACAAAGATGCTGAGGAAGTCCGGGATGAATTGTTTAAGGATAAGCACGTTGAAGCCGCATTTGTTTCACCCTCTGGAAGAGGAGTGAAACTATGGATCAAGGTGGTTCCTGATGCAACAAAACACACCCAATCTTTTTCTGCAGCCGAAAAACATTTTAAGGAAACGTATGGATTCACTCTGGATCCGCAATGCAAAGATGTAGCTCGGTTATTCTTCCAGACTTACGACCCCTCCGCAAAAAGAAAAAACAACGCAATCCCAATTCCATTACACGACCCTGAAGAGATCCTCTTTGATGCTACTGAGGTTAAGGCAGAAACGTACCTGCTTGACGATACCGAAAGAGCTGCCCAGGCATTGCAAAATATTCCAAATGATGACTACGAAACATGGTTCAAAACTGGCATGAGCCTAAAATCCCTGCTTGGAGAGAAGGGATTCACACTCTGGGATAGCTGGTCATCCACCAGCGTTAAGTACATACAAAGTGAGATGAAGTCCAAATGGGACAGCTTCAAAGGTGGAGATATTACTGAAGGAGAAGGAGGCACGCTGTTCCACCTGGCTGGTGACACATTCCGGCATAAAACCATTTCTGTACCTCCAACTTATAAGAAAAAGTCTAAAGACGTGGACAGAGTGCTGCATAAAGATTTGTTGAACCCCCCAGGATTCGTGGGTGGCTTTGCCAAGTTCGTTACAGAAAACTCAAAATATCCACAACCTGAATTGGCTTTGGGAGCTTCGCTTGCCTATACTGGTGTAATGATAGGAAGAAAATGTGCAACAGAAGAAAACACAAGATCAAACCTCTTTATTGCAGGGCTCGGAAAAACCGGCAGCGGTAAGGAAAGTTGCAGATACTTCATTAAAAAGTTTGATTCCGAAAATGAGATGAATTGCTTTGGGGCTGAGAAGGTAACTGGAAGGGCAGCAATAGAGAGAGTTTTGGCTTGGAGACATAGCTCGTTGTTCCTGATAGATGAGTTTGGTTTGTTTATGCAAGCGATCTTTTCCGACAATGCCCCAAAGCACGCAGTTGAAACCATGACTGCTTTCATGGAAATATATACCTCCTCTGGTGGGCCGTACTTTGGGCAAGACAAAGCCTCACTACGAGAACAGGAAAGGTTCGAAATAGACCAACCGTGTTGTGGCATCTATGGTACAAGTACCCCAGATACGTTCTGGTACTCTCTTAATTCGGGGAAACTCCGTGACGGATCCATGAACAGGTTCATTGTAGTCAATGCCGATTCTGATAGACCCAAAAGGCAGAGACCAAAGTTCCTGCAGAAGTTTCCAAAAGAGTTGTGTGACCGAGCCAAACTATTCAAGAATATGTCAATTGACAGTAGTTCCAGGGGAGATATTAAAGAACAGGTTGCAAAACCAAAACCTGAGATCATTGTGTATACAGATGATGCTTACCAGGTGTTCGAAAAATTAGAGGATGAATGTTCCACCTTATCCGAAAAAGGTGCAACAGGAGCAATGTGGGTACGAGTTGCCGAACACGCCAAAAAGATTGCACTCATTAATACTATTGCAGATAACAAGAGTGAAATTAATGCAGAAAGGGCTGAGTATGGATGTGAGTTGATGAAAGTACTCACACAGAATACCTGCATGGACATACAACGTAACCTAGCCGATAATGAGTTTGAAAGGTTGTCAAAGAAAATAGAAAGGATGATTAGAGAAGCAGGTACGGATGGGATAACAACTTCAGAGTTGACTGCAAGGACAAGATATTTAAGAAACTCTCGGCAGCGGAAAGAAATATTGGAAGACTTACAGTCTGCAAGTCTGGTTGTTTGTATGAAAACTGGATCTGGGGGTGGAAGACCAATTGAGAAGTGGTTTGTGACTGACACGCATCTACAGTAGAACGTGCCAGTCGAAGGGGTGCTAGGACACCTGAGTAGGCTTCTTGTTGTCCTGGTGGGACTTCTGAGACTCAAAATGTAGCCTGGTTTGCACTAAATCTCCAACAAACCGAGTTGCGGAGATATAAGTATCTTTTTCGTCCAGGTGTTTCTTCATTGCCTCGTAAATAGATTTATCCATTCGTACCATCATGTATTCTCTACCCTGATAGTCCTTTAAATCTACTGAGTACCTTACCTTTTTTAGTCTTGTTTTCATAATCCTCCTTTTGGATTGACTGTTAAATAATATTATTGAGATAATAAAATCCTCACCGATACCTCTATGGTGAGATGGGGATCCCCACATCGGTTACGTCAGGCAATCGGTGTGGGGTTTTTATTATGGATAAGGTGGAGCCTTTGAATAAGTATCTCCTCCCTCCCTGTCTAAAGTCCTCATCAAATCTTCCCTGAAATCCGACAGCAAAGTAATCTTACCGAAGCTGTCAAGAGTCAGGTGATTCTCTATGAGACCTAGCCGGTGAATGACATACTTCATGTCAATCCTGCCGTCAGGGAGTCTTTCCTTACTCACTTTCCCTCCTTCTTAAACCCAAGAAGCGAAAAGACATTCTCCATCTTCTCATCAATGGCAGTCATAAGTATCCAATGAAGAGTAGGTCTCATCCCAAATGCTCTTTCGGCTTGGTCAAGGATCCCAGTTACTGCATCCAACTTGGCGGCAAACTCCTTCACCTGATCTTTAGTCCAAGTTTCGAATGGCTCCGGAAAAATAAGAGACTTTGGAACCTCCTTCTCAATATCTGAAGCCACTTCTGCAACTCCAGCAAGAACCTCCTTCAGTACCTTCGGCTTTGGTTCCGCACGATCCTCCAACCTCTTATTGATCTCTGCCGTGGAAAAGAAATCCACTACTTTTTTTGATTGCCGCTTCTTCCAAGACTTTTTCATTGCTTCAGAACGGTTGTTAAACTTTGTCCACCGCTTCCTTCCATCGGAGATGGCTTTCCCTATGGCCTTCTTACTTTTCTTGTTCCAGGTTCCATCTGCATGGGCTTTCTTCATCTTTGCGGAGAATGCGGCTCTACGCTCATCCGACCAACCCATTTTTGGATCGGTGGTCTTCCTCTTATATACACTACTTTCCATTTTATACCTCTATTATGGAAATTAACTTAAATGATACTAACACCATTGTCAGCATCCCCAAGACCCCTTGTCAAAGGGGGCTTGGAAACAACGACATAAAAGCAGACAGCCCTACCTGAATACTCCAGACTCACCTTACCCTGAATATTCCCTCCACTACCCTGCCTGAGACTGTCTGCTAAACTGTTTATGCCTCCTGTGCCTCCTCTGC